CTAACAATAGTTTTAAAATAATCTGAATATATCATGTTAAGTACATAGTACCAATCCCATTCATTACATTTATCAAAAGTTATACCTACACTTCTAGCAGCATTAGTTGTATCTACGATATTCCAATGTTCACCTTTAGTGCCATCCTCATTATCCATTTGTGATACTGCGTATAAAGCATATTCTTCGTCAAAAGAATAACCATTTAATAGTACATGTATTTTATTTATAGTTTCCCAATAGAGTTTAGGATTAACTTCTTTTACATCTATAAGATGACCTTCAATGATAGTTGTCAACTCTTTCATTAAAACATCTGCATCAGGTTTACTAGAAGTAAGATCAATCATACTTCTAAACTTACTTATATCTTTCATACAAACTTCATTAAAGTAGGTAAATAATTCATAGCTTTTGAAAGTAAACTGGGATTCTTTTCTATAGCTGATACAACTTGTATTATTGGTTCAGCACCTATAGCATTAACTAGAGCTTGAATACCAATCAATAATCTACGTGCTTGATCTTCACTAATTACATATGTTCTAAATGTTAAATCTTCTACTTTAGGATATACATCAGGTGTACCAGATATTGCCATATAAGCAGGTACTTGTTTAACTCCAAGATCAGCTGTTAAAGTTTCCATTATTTATGCTTTAAAAAGTTTGAGTATTTCAGATTCTGTAATAGGATATGTATCTAAACATTTAGCTGTAGTTTCACCATAACTATCATATAGATATTTACGTATCTTAGTACGTTCTTCTGTAAGAACAATTTCCATTACTTTAGAAACAGGTATACTATATACTGGTTCCTGATAAGTTTCATCTGTCATAACTTATAATTTTTGAGTTTCATAAATTGCTAATGTTCCACCAATAGCAGAACTTATAGCTTGAAATCCAGATATTGAATTTGTAGAAAAATCATCTCCTACTTCAGTAACACTTGCAAGAGGAAATAATATAACTTCATAATCAGAAAAAGATACAGGTGTTATAACACCAGCTAAAGGTATCTTTTTTAAATATATAACTTGTGCAGCTGAAGTATTTTGAAATCTAATTAAAGACCTATGTTTATTAACTACTGCAACTGTAACAGCAAATATACCAATTGGTAGTGGGCTTATCATGACTTTTAAGTTTTAAATAAAAGGAAGTTGTTACACCTCCTTTTGGTTTAAATTAAACAATTGTAGAACTAGGTTTAACATGAGTAAGAATAGTATTTAATAAATACTGATTCTGTTCATTGTTACTAACTTTACCATTAGCCGTTGCAAGTTGATCCCTAAGATTTTGCATGTTAGTATCATTAATAAGTGCACGAGTAAGATTACCATCTGACTGAATCATTTGTTTTACTTCGCAACAACAAGTTGCTAATTCTTTACTAATATTACAAAATCCAGTAGCAACAGCAGCAGCATTAGCAGAACCTTGTGCAATAATTTGGTTAGTTGCATTTTGAATCTGCATCGCAGAACTATTAAAACCCTGTAATGTAGTTGTAGTAAGATTATTAAAGCTATTCAGCTGTTGAAGTGCATTCTGGTTAGCTTGTGCAGCTACATCACGACCTAATCCATTGATAGAAGTAAGTGTTACAAAATTACCATTCGCCTGAGCAGTCGAAAGATTAGCAACATCTCTTCCTAAATCACGAGATGTGCCGGAGATGTTCTGATTAATTGATGTTAAACCTGCATCAATGTTGTGAGCATTTAGTGTATCACTAATCCCATTAATTTGATTTTGAATTGCATTCAGTGTTGGAGTTAATACAATTTCAGATGCTACTGCTGATGCAGCTGGAGCACCACCACCATAACCATTTCCACCCCATCCACCACGATTTCCCATTAATCCACCTACTAGCGCACCACCTAATCCACCCGCAAGTAGACCTCCAAGTACACCACCACCAATACCTAAACCTGCTCCACCCATGCCGTTTCCACCTAATACGGGTACTACGGCTGATTCACCTAATGTCATAACTTATAAGTATTAAATTAATAATACTCAAAGATATATACTAAACAAAAGAGCCACTAACGTGTGTTAGTAGCTCGTAATTGTATTAATGGCAAACATTTATCTAAATCTAATGTGTAGTATTGTAATTCTTTAAGTCCTACAACAGATCGTGGATCAGGTATAATATGATCATTTCTAAGTTTATGAAATTCAGTTAAACTAACTTTAAGATGTTTAGCTGCTGCTTCTCGACCAAGTGTTTTAGGAGGATTTAAAATATTAGATATTATAATAATATCATCATCCGATATACGAGGACATTGATTATTATCTATCATTTCTATAGCATGTAGTAGTAATTTTCTTAATATGATTATTGGTAACTCTTTTAATACACCCATATTTAAATTTAAGTATTAATGAAATAAATATAGTTACACAAAGTAATACAGTCATAGTGTATATTACTTCTTTATTAGTAAATACTTGAAATCTATTATTAATCCATTCAAGTATATTTATAAGTATAAGATTATATATTAATACTCTATGCCAAATACAAAATCTATATTTAATAGATAGACATAACCAACTAACATTATATATAAGTGAATGTCCAAGTATAGAATATTCTAAATCTGCATGTTTAACATGATTTAATAGTAAAGTAGTTACTACTAGTAACCACATAGTGATTATAATAGGAACTACTTTAATAATCTCAATAGATAAAATATCTATTATTTTATAAACTAATTTATTCATACACGAGGCACACCACCACCAGTTCTAATAGGAGGAAGATCTTCATCTTCAGGTGTAGTAGGAGTTTCATTAAAAATTCTAATAGTTTTCATAGTAATAAATGTATTAAGTGTAAATATAAATGATAGATATTATTTAATAACTTTACTTTCGTTTAGTAAATAAAGCAAAGAACTATATTACAATAGATATAAACTTAAATGTCAACTACCACCATCAGCTATAATAAGAGAAAGATCTTCATCTGGAAGAGGAGATGGTGCAACTATATTTTTATAAAGTCTGATAACTTGTTTCATAGTAATAAGTATAAAATTAATAATAAATGATAGATATATAGTTCAAGTTGTTTCCAAATGCGAACTAACGAGTTCCAACCGCCCATACAACATATGCTAAATCATTATTTGGAGAGTGATATGCCTGAAGTGTCGCCTTATCCGTTAATCCCTGACCCGTTGGCGCACTTGAACCGCCTAAACCAAACAATGATATATTTCTTGTTGTTAATGGTTTTGCTTCGTCTTTATTGGCCACGAAGTCTGCCAATATTTTATTAATACTTGCAGATGCAAGAATTATATTCCCTATTGTTAGGCTACTTAGTTGTTTATTTGTAATTGTGCGTAAAAATTGGAATGTGCCTTTTGCAATCGTTGCGCTTTGTAAAAGCGTCATATTGTCAGAATTACCGGAAATTGCACTGTTCCCATCAACAATAAATGACGTTAATAAACTATTTCCAGAAGCATCTCCACCTATTGTATTACTACCAACAACCCAATACTGAGCCAAATAAAGAAGATATGCAATACTGCCAGATAAAGTATTGCTTCCTAAACACCATAATTTAATTAATTTTATTAATCCTGATATACTTCCAGAAAGGTTGTTATTGCCTGTCACCGATAAAATAACTAAATTAATAAATAACGATATGTTACCGCCCAGAGATGGAGCGTTAGTACTTGCAGTCCATGATTCTATCTTGTATAGTTTCCTGTTGCCTACCGTTATCGTAGATACACCAGAACTACATTTAATATAAATGATTCCGTGTCCAGCCTTTACATACCATGTATTTGATTCATTAGCTATTCCTCCTGCATCCGTATAGAATCTTGCATTACCTACAATCGTAAATGTCGTGTCCTCTGTAACATCAAGAACAAGATTTGCGACACCAGCACCTGTACCTGTTGACGTAATGGTTAAATTTGTAGATGGTTCTACAAATATCTCATTATGCATCATTTGAGTTTCAAGTTGCTTCGCGGAAATAATATCAACGCCAATACTTAACGCATAATCGATTATTTCGGCCAGTCTTGATGTTTTTACGGTTGCAGAACTCCCCGCAACGCTTACTCCATGTGCTGACATTAATATTGCCGCCTTATTCGCTTTTGCCCCGTCAAGTAGTGATTTTGCCGTTACTGTGGTTGCATCCGTACCATTATCAAGCCAAAAGGACGTTAAGGCGTATTTGTCAGAACTACGATACGTAAAAACATAATTGGGTGCTGAACATCTCGCCATTTTGCGATATGGCGCAACGGCTGATTTTGTTCGAGCATCATATAATCCCTCTGGCCATGCCATACAGGTGGGTGCTGGTATTCCATAAGCGAGTAACGCAGTATTATTAAGCAATAAATCAGTTGCTATTTCTCCATCTGTTTTTTCGGTACATCGAATATGTGAATATGTGTGGCATTGTATGTCGATGCCAGCAGCATACATTGCCTGCAATTGCGTCCACGTACAAAAATTAGCCGTGCCAGTTCCTCCATTAGCATCTGGAAATATTCCATTTGCCCATATCGTAGCGGTAACACCTTTTTCGACAAATAGAGGTAGGGCATCTGTGTACATAGATGTTGCCCCATCGTCAAAATTCAATACAAGTTTCCCGTTATTGAATTGCTCCGAAAGGTTCACATGTGCCCCTTGTCTAACTATTCCTATACCAGTTTTTATACCGATAGTTGTTATACCTAACATAGTTATCCTCCTATAGGTTTTGTCCAACATTGTAGTTCACCACCAGATAAAGTAATAGCAGTAATTCTACTAGTAAATACATGCCACATACCATTAGGCATAATTTTATTAAAATATGAATCACTATTATTAGCAACTCCATTTACTTCCATTGCAGTCATAGTTGTATCACCAAATACATTTGCAGAAGCAAAGTATAAACCAGCAGGTGCAATAACTTTTACAGTACCTTTAATTGGAAAATCACCATATTCTCCTAATAGATCACTTAATTGATTTGATATCATGTTTTTATTTTAAAGTTAATTATTATTTTAAAGTTAATTATTATTTTAAAGTTAATAGTTGTATATTCAGTTGTATCTACAGTTGTATCTACAGTTATAAGTTTACAATATTGTTATCATATATACATTGTGCCATCTCCGTTCTTGCTGCCCATACTGTATTATCTTCGATTAGAGGTATAGGTGTACCATCATTAAGTTTAGTACATTTATAATTACTAGCAGTCCATACCTGATTACCTATTTTAACTAAGGATATGTATTACTGTCTATATCTGTAAGGGTATCTCCGGGGGTAAATGTTGAGTCGTCTTTTAGGAGGCGAAGCGGTAATCCTGTCTTATTATTATATCCATTTTCCCAGAAATCAGCGTTGATATTTTGTAGCACCCCAATATAGGACATTGTAGAATTGTAGATTGTCGTAGACCACAAAGAGCCTTCGCCATTAAGCCTACCAAAAACCCCTGTATTATTAAGCCTTATTCCTGTTCCTTTTGCATTAAATCCGACCTCATTTGTTGCACCAACATTAGGATCGAGCCAATATTTAAAACCTATTTCCTTTAGTTTGCCTCCTGAATTTGTTCCTAAAAACGTTCTGAAATCCGCAAATTCAATCTTTGTCGGCACATGAAATCCCACCGGAGCGATACTTGCCGTTTCAAATGCGTTTACCTCGTCATTGTTATAGGCACACATAGCACCTGTTGTAAGAGCAGCCCAAGCGGTATTATCTGTTACTTTAGGAATAAGATCACCATTTCTGTATTTAGTTTCTGCAAGATTTTCAGCAAGATACCAAACACTATTAATAAAAACACATTTATATCTACGAAGATCATTACCTACGTAAATAGCTGAATTTCCAACTATCTCAATAGGAGTAACAACAATTAAACGAATAGAAAGACCATCTTTATTCGGATTAGCAGAATAATCACTAAAAGATTCGTCGGAATAAAAAGTTTTGCTAAAGTCTGAATTATATGGAGTAGATGTCCATAAATTAGTCAATCCTTTTAGTCCGGTAAAATCTCCTACACTAAAATACCCGTTTCGCATTCCTGCACCAAATAAATTAAAACCAAATTCATTTGTTGCACCCGTGTTTGGAGCATCCCAATATAGAATTGCGGATTCTCGTAATTTACCCCCTTGAGACGCACCGCCAATAAATGTCTGTAACGACATATACTCATCAATAGATGGAACGTGTGCATTACTCGCCGATATATTTCGACTATCAGTCGCAGCATACCAATTATACAAATATCCATACTTAACCTTCGTTTGCGGTTGCGTACAGAACCAATTATACAACCTTCCATATCCACCTATAATCTTTCTTGCAGAAATATATATTAAACTACTCATAGTCGTTGATATATAAGTTTACCAGTAAAAGAAGTAGCAGTTATAATATTACCAATACTAATATGTACTTTATCATGTAGTGCAGATACATTACTATTTGTTGCTTCAAAATATTGTATATTAACTGTAGCGACTTTTGCAGTTAATCCTATTATGGTATTACTATTTATTGAAACTGTTGCTTCAGCTGTTCCTGTATTCACCACTATTGCTATTCCAAGTATTGTATAAGGAGCAGCAACATAAAGATCTAAAACATATTCTGTTCCTGCTGAATCAACTATATCTTTAAATGTAAAATCAATCCATTCAATAGGATTTGATCCTGTTGGTGTACTGCCAGTTGGTACAGTACTAGTATTGGATATAACTACTTCAACTTTACCAGGAACATTTATAGTTGCCGGTATAATATTAGATGACACATTAATACCATTTCCACCTTTAAAACTAAGTATATTATTTTTATCAGCAATAAATGATTTATCTCCAGATGTAATGTAACTCCAATTATTATTCCAAGCACATACAGCAGCAGATGTAAGACCTACCCATATATCTGTATTAGATTCAACATGTATAAGCGTTCCATCTCTCCATTTAGTTTCTGCTAAGTCTGAAGTTAAATATTCATAAGCACCAATAAGTATAGTTATATAATGTTTACCATCATTACCTATATATTCACCTCGTTGACCTTGTGTAGTAAGAGTTGTAAAATTCTTTACTAATCGAATAGAAAAACCAGATGTAATACCAAAATTACGTAGACCTAAATCATCGGTTATATTAGTTATAGCATATTGAGCAAGATTATTAGTAGATCCTAAAGGATTAGCAATCCACCAAATATTCCATTCATTTTTAAATCTAAATAGAGCAGTGGAACCGTCTCTAATACCAGAACCTACAGCTGTAAATCCAAAAGAATCTACATCTACAGGTTGACCACTTCTAAATAACCAAGTTGTATTACCTGATTGTTTGAGTTTAGCACTAGCATGAGCAGTTCCTCCAGATTTAAGTATAAGATTATCCCAATGAATTTGTTGTAGTGGTGCCCAATCACTATTAGCTATAGCATAACCAACAGTTAAACCATCAGTATTAATATGAGGTTTACGTACAGTGTATCCATTATAAAATAGACCATATCCTTCTTGTAAACCCGCACCAATATTTATAGTTCGTTTTTCACTAGTACTTAAATCAAATCCATTTTCAATAGGAACTACTATAATAGATCCGTCTTCAGATGTTATAACTTTAACTCCAGGTATAGGTACTAAATGATTTAATGTATCTGTATCGAACCAATAAAGAGTTCCTTGTATATCTACTGGAAGATGAAGTGCACGTTTATACAAAGGAAGCACACTAAGTACTTCCGTTGTATCTATATAAGGAACTCCATTATTCTGATACCTTGTATCTAAATGAATTTGAGCTTTTGGATCAAATCCTAGAACTATAGGAATGCCTGACATATATTAAAATTTATAAGTAACAGTAAAATTAGTAGGACTACCAGGTATTGTAAGAGTATATATATTATATAATTGAGTTACACCATTAGTAGTAAAAGTAAGTGTAGTCTTAGTAAATCCATTGATATTCTCAAAACCATTCGTATCAGTTATACTAACTAAATCACCATATGTTGTAGGATAAGCAAAACAAAAACGTTTAAAATCTAATGTATAAATTATTGATTGATTACCTTTAGCAAGTACACGTTTAGTCATCAACTTAACAATTGCTTCTGTAGGTGCTGCATTAGTAACACTTCCAATATACATAGCAAATACAGATGTAAACTTAAAGTCATTACTTACAACTATTGCACCATTAGTAGCAATTGCTTCTATTCTAAAAGATTTAGATATAGGTGTAATGTTAGGAATATCCAAATTCATAGTAAGTGTATTCGGAGTAAGATTGATAGCAGTTTGAATTTCTGTAGCAACTCCATCATATATAATACCTGAATTAGCATTAATATTACCACCATTAACTCTATTCCATGTAAACGTTTTACTACCATTTAAATTGACACCTACTTCAAATGGAATAGTTTGTGAATAACCAGTTATAGCAAATGCATTAATAGCAGGTGTTTGATAAGGATATAATAAACGATCTAGTACACTTTTAATAGTATCACCTGGTAAAGCAAATGATGTACCTGCATTAAGACCATGAATAGTTTCAGGCATAGCACTTGCATTAACATATACGGGTATTAGTTGACCACCTACTAATTTAAATTGCGTAGGATCATAATCAAGTATAATATCAAGGCCTACTATCTTAATAGGAGCCACACCACCTTGATTAGTACTAGCATGAGTATGTGAAGTTATAGCACCTGTAAGTTTAGCTTCAATAGATGCTTTAGTTTCATCACCTGTATTAGTGCCAGATACTCTGTTTAGATCATCTAAATTACTAATTGCACCACCTTCATGAAAATGTTGATGTCTAAGATCATAAGCTGCTCTAGATTCATCACCATAACCAGCTGAATCATGATTAGTACCTAATCCTAAAGATGTAGGTAATTCAGTATATACTGTACCAGACCATCTATATATTTTGTTATTATCTAAAGTAACATATAATGTATTTGCTGCACCAACTGCAAGAATCATTGCAGCGTAATTAGCTTTCTCTACAATATCCGACGTAGTACCAGGAAGATATGCACTAGGTATCTTACCACCAGTATCTAATATAGGAAATACATTATCTTTAACTTTAAGTTTACCTGTAAGTAAAGCAAGTGTATTAGTATCATATTGTAATATAATATCATTACCTGATTTACCTAATGGTTCTTGAACAGTTATTACGTTTGTCTTAGGTACAAGTGTATCTAATGTATCTGTATCAAACCAATAATCTACACCCATTATATTAACAGGTAGATATTTCTTACGTCTATATAGAGGTAATAAACTAAATACCTCTGCTGTATTAGCGTAAGGTACATCGCCATTCATATATCTAGCATCTAAATGGACTTGACTATTAGGTAGAAAACCTAGTACTAATGGAATACCTGTTTGCATGATTATATAGTTTTAAAATATGTATGACATGTTAAAATTGACAATTGTAGTAGGTTTAGTTAGAGTATAAACATTGTACAAACAACTAATACCATTGATAGATATATATAAATCTGTTTTAGTGAATCCGCCAATATTCTCAAATCCACTTGTATCTTTAATACTTATTAAACTTCCATAATTAGCTGGATAAGCAAAACATAGACGTTTCCAAGTAACTGTATTAGATCGTGTAATAGCACCTTTAGTTTGAACTACACGTTCCATTAATGATATATCTTGTTCTGTAGGATTAAGGTTTGTTACACTACCTACGAACATAGGAAATACTGATTCCATAGTAAATGTATTACTTGTAATAACTTGTTCATGTATATCTAATCCAATAAGATTAAATGATTTAATGAAAGGAGCCGTATTATCTATAATAACAAATTCAGATGTTCTACTTAAACTAGTGATATTAATACCAGTTTTAATTATAGAAGCATCTGTTAAATTTTGTATAGTACCACTATTGACTTTAATATTACCATAATTAGTTTTAGACCACATAAATGTTTTAGTACCACTTACATCTATACCTACTTCTATAAGTCTAGGTACACCATCTATATAAAAATTATATAATGTAGGAGCTAGATACGGATGTAGTAAATCATCTATTACTTTAGCCATAAGAACTTTATCAAATACAGCATCTTTAGGTATACCATGTACTTGTTCAGGTGTAGGTATTAAACTAGTATATCTAGGTGTAGCAGATAAATCTGTAGTTTGATCAAATTCAGTTATTAATATAGTATCGTCTAAACTAGTTAAAGTTTTAGGTGTAAATGCAGGATTACCGACATCTGTAACATCTAATACTAAATCTCCATCTTCAATACCTTGTTTAAACCAATACTTAGTAGAGATTCCATTAATAACTAAAGTAACAGGTAGACCTATATATCTAAGTTGTTTAGGAACTCTAACTAAATATTCAGTTATACTATCACCTAATAGTCTATCATCAATAGGTTCGGGTGCACCAATATGAAGTCCTCCTATAAGAGGTATAGTATTTCTTTCCATTTAAATAAGTGTAATAATAAAAGTTGAATCCATATCAATATACTTATTACTAGCAGTACTATATAGTTTACATGTTACTGTATCTACAACTATAGTTCCTATTTCAGTAAAAGTAGGTCTGACATTAATACCATTTTGAGTAATTGTAAATGCTTTAACAGCAGGTATAACTATATGAATTGTATTTTGTTTTGGAGCTTCAGGAGTAGCAAAAATAGTTACAGCAATTGAAGTATTACCATAACTATATGCACCTAATAATGTTTTAACGTTATCTATTGTAATTGGTTGATTTGCTATACCAAAATACATAGTATCTGTAGGTATAGTGCCAGGAGTAGTAGCTGTACGACAAGTTAGATGAAAAAGATTAAATTCTATTTTTTTATCGGCATCATAAAAGTATAAATCACCATCTTCTCTATAATACAAATAAGTGGATACACCACATTTAACTGTAGGCATCACACCATTAGGCATTAACGATAAAGGAAGTACTGCTTTATTTTGACAAAACATAGTTATCTAATTAAGTAATAATTAATCCCTATAACTAGTAGAGATAATAAGTAATTTATCGTGACCTAAATTATTTTATTTATTAGCTGCTTTAACTGCATCAAGAATATCTGCAATTAGATATATACCTGTACCTGCAACACGAGCAACCTTAGGAAGTAAATCAGTAGCAGGAACTTCAGGTGTACCAATAACACCACCGCTAGGCATGATAATCCATTGACGAACTAGCATGTTAGCATGATCTTGAAAGATTTCATATGCAGGATCCATTACACTTTCAATGATACATATATCATATGTAGCACCATCAACTACTTCCCATTCTTCTGTATATAATTCTTGATCACTATGGTAAGAAGCATTATAACCATCACGACTAGCCATCCTTTTTTCAAGAGCAAGCATATCTGCCGAAGCACCTTCAGGGAAAACTACTTTAGTAGTATTAGCTACTTTAGCAGTTTCAGCTAAACCATATCCAGCAACTGTAAAATTATAACCTGCCTCAGCTGTAAAATCGAAACCATAATATACAGTTGCATTAGTTGTAGTAGCAGCAAGACCATGACCTAATTTAGCAAATAAAATATCCAGTTTAGCTTTAAGTCTAGTCTGAATAGTAAGAGGTGTATCACCAATTTTAACTTGAGTTTCAACTTGATCAAATGGAATACCTAATGTATAAGCAGGTTTCTGTAGTTCCATAGAAATAATACGTACTCCAATAATTCTACCTACATTTGCAGTAACATCAGCAGCTAAAATAATACTAGATGTAGCATTAACGCCTACTGCATAACCTAACTTAACAACTTTAGCTACAGCAGCCACATAAGGATTAACTAGATAACTAAGTTTAAAAGGATTAAGCTTTAAACCTAATTTAGGATTCATGCCTAAACCTCTACCTTGTACAAACTGAATAGCTTGTCCACGATAATCTGCTTTAAAATTAGCAGTAGGAGTTACGACTTTACCGTTAGAGCTAATACAAGCAATAACTTTGTCACCCAATTTAGCATTATCTAACATATCCGAACTATCCGTAATAGTCCCTAATGTTGAACCTGCACTAACAAGTAAATTTTTCATATTTCTAAAATGTTATTCATTAATAATTTTTTCGTTTGCAGATATATTATAACCTTCGTCTTTAAGTATACCTTTTAAATGTAGTACAGCTAATTTAATAACTTCTTGTGGTACTGTTATCTCACACATAGTATTACTGATATGATCAATAAGTCTAGGTCTTTTAATATAATTTAAAATAACAGATACAGGTACAAAATCAGCATTGTAATAAACATTAAGTCTATCTCCAAACAGTTCACAAATAGGATTACTATGACGATTTCTACTAGAATGATAATTATCTAATATAGTACGAACATCACTAGTACTCACTAATTCTAAAGAACGTTGTTGTGTAAAAGAATTTGTAATGGATTTATAAGTAGTAGTACGAGTTGTATAATTAATACCCTCGATAGGTATGTTAGGTGTATCTACAAATAATGTGTTAGGTAAATACATACCATCATAATCCTCATAAAATGTATCATATCCAAGTTGTCTAAGTTTATCTATAATAATATTAATTGCATAAAATTTACCATTATCAGTTTTAACTGTTTGAATATATTTAGTTACATCTATTTGTGAACTACCAGTTCCTAATTTAAGAGAACCTGTAAAAGGATATGTGATCTGACTTAAATCATACAATTTAATTACATTAGTTGTATCTAACAATACCGGTGTCATACCTTGTTTATTATAAGCTATTGCTACTTCCGATGGTATCATTTTAAGATAATCACCAGGAAGTATAGCAAATTCTTTATAACCAAATGTTGAACCATTAGGTCTTCTACAAGATAAACCTCTTTGTACTTTTAAATCTTTAAGATCATCATATCGTTTCTGACTTTCTTCAAATCCTTCACGTTTAATATTCTGTTTAGAACTAGAACGAGTTTCAATAAATTGCAGTACAGCTTCATTAAGTGCTATGTCATAATAATAAGGACTAATAGCTTGTTTACGATTACTATTAATTTGTTGTAATTCATAATCAATAGCAACATGACATTGTTTAACTGTACTATACATAGCTTATCGTTTTAAACTTTTAAACTTAGCTTTTAATGCACTAAGATAAGCTTTATTAGTATCATTACTAAAGTAAGCAATCGCATCATCCATGTTATCTCCTAATACAATTGACGGATCAGTTGCATCAGTAATAATTGAACTAGAAGGAATCTCTACAAGTAAACCTTCATATATATACGATTGAATAGTACCTCTAACTAATAAATTCTTATCTGCAACTGTAGCTAAAAATTCTATAGGTTTATCTGTTGCATATTGAAGTACCGTTGCTTGCGTATCATCTTCTTTCCAATCTGCATTGTTAAATTCTAACCAAGTAGTAAGTTTCTTAGATACACAAATAGCTTCCATAAGTTTCAGAGAATCATCTTTACCTAACATCGTTGCATATGTTTTAATAGCTGATGTAGATTTAAGATTAGCTTCTTTCTTAGCTTTCTTAGCATCTTCTTGATTGTGTAAATAAAATCTTATCTTATTAGATTTATTAACATCTTCTGGATTGTTAGCGACTTGACTTGTCAATAAACAATATCTCCAAGATAAATAATTGGGAATATTAGTAGGTGTTCCATACTGATATAATTCTTCTTCCGATACGTTACGATTACCACTTTTATCTGTACCAAATAAATAATCTACTAGTGCTTTTTCTTTTACTGCATCACTGTCAGTATCTTTAACACCAACTTTTTTAAGTGCACCTTCAATTGCTTTTATACGTTTAACATCGTTCGTATCATGTAGATTGAATCTAAATCCAATATCAAATGTAAGACCAGTAGGTAATACATCTAATGCAAAATTATGCCAATAATTAGAAACCTTAGCTTGCCAATTAACACTTGTATTATCAGGACTAACTCCTAATACTGTAGGTAACAGAACCTTCATTTCTTCTGTCAGACTACATAAAGTATTAACTACAGTTACAGCTGAACCTAACTTCCTAGTATATTCACCCATAGCTTCAAGATTGATTACTTGAAATACTGATGGATTAAGTTTCCAATAAAGTGAAATACTACGTTCTTTTGTTATCATTTGTTTATAAGTTTTAATAGTTACTTTTACACATTAACGATCATCTTCGACTATATATTAGTCAAGTGCTAAATCCATCCAGAAACTAGTAGTAGGATTAAGCATATTAATACCTTGACTACAGAACATTTCATAAGATGCAACGTCTTTCTTAGTAGAAAGAATTTGATTCTGAACAGCACCCCAAGAACCAGGTAGATTAGTAAGACCTTTGTAAACACCTGTAATAGCTTCACGACCTTCTTCACATACTAACTGAATATTACGATCTCCACTATCATTAAGAGAGTGATCAAGGAATACACCTGTATATGAACTTAAAGGTAAACCTTTATACATACGACCATTCAAACGATCTTGTTCAGCACGTAATCCATGATTGAACAGATGAACAGGTTTAACAGTGACAATCTTACCATCAATAGTTTGATACTGATTAAAGTATTTACCATATGACATATATTCACCACCATCTTTTACTTTCTGATCACCAATAGCTTGAAAGTAACCTCTAAATGCAGCATCTTCTTCAATAGCAGTAGAGAACTCACGTGCAAAACCAGTACCTGCATAAAGAATAATTTCAATAGGAGTAGAATCAATACGATTGTCATACAACCTATTAATAGTACTATCAAAACGTTCTAGTGTAAGTTTACTATAAGTATCATAATTACCTACAGATTTCAGAGTATCTTTAATACCTGATCCACGTGGAATAGGTTCGCCTGTCTCAGGATCTTTAAGATGAATAACACCTTTAGCATCACGATTATATTCAGAGAACCATAAATCTTCTTCTAAGAACTGTTTACGATTCATCTCGAATACCTTCATCTCATATGGCATCCATAGATTAGTAGTACCACCACCATCAACATCAAATTCAATGTCTACAACTTTATTAGCAATGTTACCAGAAATAGGTTTACTAAAACGATGGAAACCAAACTGATTAGTAGCTTTAGATGTAGATTGAGCATTACTTCTATTACCATCTGATTTACTAGCAGCAACAGTAGGTGCACCAAGTACCCAAAACTTACCTGCTTCAAAGTTCTCTAGTGGAATAAATTCATTAGCATTACCACCCTGTAATTGGAAACGATAAATAAATGTATTATTAGACGTAGGTTTACCTTCACTTTGAATACGAATTTGATGTTCACCATCAGGAGATAAAGCACCATACTGATAGATGAACCAAGCATCTTTCATTTCTACTTCAAATTCAGTATAACCAAGTCCGGGTTTAGTAGTAGTACTAACTAATCTCACGACTTGTGAAGTATGACGCATACGACCTGCTACATTCCAAATGTATTGTGTATCTACACCATTCAGAGCCTTCTTAGGACTAATAGCATTGTTACCTTCAGTCATAGATAACAAAGGAAACTTGTCAGAATCTTTACCCCAAAGATATGTAAGATTCTTATTAAGTGTAACAGGATCAACTATGCCAAAATTCAAAAGCATATTCTCATCACTGTACGTAGAACTGTCGTATTTAACGACACCAATTTCTCTCATAGTAACTTAATTTTTAAATGATTATTTTAGAGGAGTATTTACATGAACTTTTCCTGTTACTACGTTAGATTTAATAACTATCTTACGTTGATCTCCAGTGCCAGCTTTTATTTTAAGTACATTATCTTTACGAATTGCAGACTTAGTAAGTTGTGAAATATCATTACCAAGAAGATTACCAATATATCTAAGTACTAATTCAGATTTATCATTAGTACGATTAATATCATCTAGTTGTGCTTGTGTATAAACTACACCA